GTGACGACGACGCCGCGCAATGTGGGGGTGCTGAAGGCGCTGTTGGCCGCGCCGTCCACGGTCGTGACGCACGCGCCGACAGAGGCGAACCGCGCCAATCTGGCGGCGTCGTTTCTGGAGGAGGTGCGGGCACGGTATCGCGGCACGCGGCTGGGGCGGCAGGAGCTGGACGGGGTGCTGCTGGCGGATGCAGAGGGCGCGCTTTGGACATCGGCAATGATGGAGGCATGCCGAGTGCGGGACATGCCAGCACTGGACCGGATCGTGGTCGCGGTGGACCCGGCGACGACCAGCGGGGCGGGATCGGATGAATGCGGGATCGTGGTCGCGGGGGTGCAAAGCAGCGGGCCGCCGCAGGACTGGCGGGCCTACGTGCTGGCCGATTGCACAGTGGCGGGCATGGGGCCGAGCGGTTGGGCGAAGGCCGCAATTGCGGCGATGGAGCGGTTCGGCGCGGACCGGCTGGTGGCGGAGGTCAATCAGGGCGGGCAGATGGTGCGGGAGGTGATCCGGCAGGTTGATCCGCTGGTCCCGTACAAAGGCGTGCATGCTACGCGCGGCAAGGTGGCGCGGGCGGAGCCTGTCGCCGCACTTTATGAACAGGGGCGAGTGTTTCATGTGGCGGGCATGGACGGGCTGGAAGACCAGATGTGCCGGATGACGCGCAGGGGCTATGAGGGGGGCGGATCGCCGGACCGGATGGATGCGCTGGTCTGGGCGCTGCACGAGTTGATGATCGAGCCTGCGGCGACGTGGCGCCGGCCGGGCGTCCGCTCACTCTGAGAGGTGCTGGTGGCGCCGGTGTGCTTTGACCGCCGGTAGTGTTGCGGGAGAAAGGGGGGCTATGGCCTCCCTTTTTTAATTGGCTGCGGTGGGTGTTGCGCGATGTGCGTGCGGTGTGGTGGGGCAGCTTTAGGAATTTGGTGAGAGATTGTTTTCACAGACGGCGGGACGAGAGCTTGCCTTCGGGACACGGGATAGGAGTGCACGGGTGTTTGATTTTCTGAAGCGCGGGACGTTGGAAGCGGTGGAGGTCAAGGCCTCGGCAACGGGGCGTATTGTTGGAGTGCAGACGTCCGGTCGTGTGGCTTGGAGCCCGCGGGATACGGTGTCGCTGACACGGACCGGCTTTGCGGGCAATCCGGTGGGGTTCCGGTCCGTGAAGCTGATCGCGGAAGCGGCGGCGGCGCTGCCGTTGGTGTTGCAGGACGCGGACCAGCGGTTTGACGTGCATCCGCTGCTGGCGCTGATGGGGCGGCCCAACGGGGCGCAGGGGCGCGCGGAATTGCTGGAGGCGCTTTATGCGCAGCTGCTTTTGTCGGGGAACGCCTATGTGGAGGCGGTGGGCGCGGATATGGGGCTGCCGCTGGAGCTGCATGTGCTGCGGTCTGACCGGATGAGTGTCGTGCCGGGTGCGGACGGCTGGCCGGTGGCCTATGAATACGCGGTGAGCGGTCGCAAGCACCGCTTTGACGCGACGCAGGGATCGCCGGTGTGCCATCTGCGCAATTTCCACCCTCAGGACGATCATTACGGCTTTAGCCCGATGCAGGCCGCGGCGACGGCGGTGGATGTGCATAACTCGGCGTCGCGGTGGTCCAAGGCGCTGCTGGACAATGCGGCACGGCCCTCGGGAGCGATCATCTACAAGGGTGCGGACGGTCAGGGTGCGATGACCAACGACCAGTACGAGCGGCTCGTCAACGAGATGGAGAGCCACCATCAGGGCGCCAGAAACGCAGGCCGTCCGATGTTGCTGGAAGGTGGGCTTGACTGGAAGCCGATGGGATTTTCGCCCAGCGATATGGAGTTTCAGAAGACCAAGGAAGCGGCGGCGCGGGAGATTGCGTTGGCATTCGGGGTGCCGCCGATGCTGATCGGGATCCAGGGAGATGCGACCTATGCCAATTATCAAGAGGCGCACCGGGCGTTCTACCGCCTGACGGTGTTGCCGCTGGCGACGCGGGTGACGGCGACGCTGGCGCATTGGCTGTCGGGATTTTCGGGCGATGTGGTGGAGTTGAAGCCGGATCTGGATCAGGTGTCGGCGCTGTCGGCGGAGCGCGATGCGCAGTGGGCGCGGGTCGCAGGCGCGGATTTCCTGACGTCTGCTGAAAAGCGCAGTCTGCTGGGGCTACCTGCGGTTGCGGCGGATGAGTGAGTTTCCGGTCGAGCGGTTTCAGTGTGCGCCGGGGATGCGGCTGCAGGCGCACGAGCAGGTGAGTGCCATTCATTTCGCCAATCTGGCCCTGCGGCTCGACCGGATCGAGGTGATGATCGAGCGGCTGGAGCGGCGGCTGTGGCTGGCGGTCTACGGGGTAGCGGCGGTGATCCTGGCCAAGGTGGTGCAAACGTTTCTGGACGTCGCACCGCTGGGTTGAGCGCAGAAACTTAGGAGAATTCAGATGGATATGAGTGGGAATGGCTTCGCGCGTGTCGCGGAGGGCGATATCGGCTTGCCGCATCTCGAGCGGAAGTTCGTGCAATTCGAGGCGGTTGCGCAGGTCTCGGGCGGTGTGGAAATCAAGGGCTATGCCAGCTTTTTCGACGCGGTCGATCAGGGCAATGACGTGGTGCAGCGCGGCGCCTATGGCGCGAGCCTGATGGCACTGAAAGCGGCGGGGCGCGGGGTCAAGATGCTGTGGCAGCATGATCCGGCGCAGCCGATCGGTGTGTGGGACGAGGTCCGCGAGGACACCCGCGGACTGTTCGTCAAGGGGCGCATATTGCAGTCCGTCGAAAAGGGGCGCGAGGCGATCGCGCTGATTGAAGCGGGCGCGATCGACGGTCTGTCCATCGGCTACCGTACGGTGAAAGCCGCCAAGAATACCAAGGGCCAGCGGCTCTTGCAGGAACTGGAGCTTTGGGAGGTGTCGCTGGTGACCTTTCCGATGCTTCCCAGTGCGCGGGTGGGGGCGAAGGCGGACGGGTTCGTGCGTCTTGGTGATGTCCTGCGCGAGATGGCGGGGGTTTTCGATGCGGCATCTGCCGATCTGGGGTCCCGTCCCACCAACCATAAGGGGAACGCGAGATGAGCGATACCACGAGACACGACGGGGAGCTTTCCCCGGCGGAGGATGTGCGGCGGGCCGTGACCGGCTTTGTCACACAGATGAAGGGCTTTCAGGCCGAAATCGAGACGAAATTTCAACAAACAGAAGAGCGAATGAACATGCTGGACCGAAAGAATATGACTGCTGCGCGCACTCCTTTGGCGGGGGCCACGGGCGTGGTTGCACCGCACAAGAAGGCGTTCAACGCCTACGTGCGTTCGGGCGATGATGATGGCCTGCGCGGTCTGCATCTGGAGGGTAAGGCGCTGTCCACGGCCGTGAACTCGGACGGTGGCTATCTGGTGGATCCGCAGACTTCCGACATCGTGAAATCCGTGCTGAACACCACCGCGTCCATCCGTGCGATTGCGACCGTCGTGAATGTGGAAGCCACGTCTTATGACGTGCTGGTGGATCATTCGGATGTAGGTGCTGGCTGGGCCACGGAAGCCACGCTGGTGGGCGAGAGTGCAACGCCACAGATCGACCGCATCACCGTGCAGCTGCACGAGCTGAGTGCGCTGCCCAAGGCATCGCAGCGTCTGCTGGACGACTCGGCATTCGATATCGAGGGCTGGCTGGCGGGCCGCATTGCCGACAAGTTTGCGCGCGCCGAAGCGGGTGCGTTCATCAACGGCGATGGCATCGACAAACCGAAGGGCTTTCTGGCGCATGCCACTGTGGACAATGATGTCTGGGTCTGGGGCAATCTGGGCTACGTGCCGACAGGTGTCGCGGGCGAGGTCACGCCGGATTCCATCGTCGATGTGGTCTATGCACTCGGGGCGCAATACCGCGCCAATGCGAGCTTTGTGATGAACTCCAAGACGGCTGGACTTGTGCGCAAGCTCAAGGACATGGACGGGCGGTTCGTGTGGTCCGACGGTCTGGCAGCGGGCGAGCCCGCGCGTCTGATGGGCTATCCGGTGCTGATCGCGGAGGACATGCCAGATGCGGCGGCAGGCGCCAATGCGATTGCCTTTGGTGATTTCGCGGCGGGCTACACCATTGCCGAGCGTCCCGATCTGCGCATTCTGCGCGATCCCTTCAGCGCCAAGCCGCACGTGCTGTTCTATGCCACCAAGCGTGTGGGCGGCGACGTGAGCGATTTCGCGGCCATCAAGCTGCTGAAATTCGGCACCGCTTAACCGCAGTGCCGAAGCCGGAGCGGGACTTGTCCGCTCCGGTCCGGGCGTGCGCCCTGACTACCCCTTCGCGTTGTCTAGCTGCTCCCCTCCGACCGAGCAATGCGATGGCGGGGTGTGCGTCCGGGAGGGGGGCCTCGCGGGGCGGAAATTTAGCCAAGTTTGAGAGAGGCTTTGGGATGTTGATGACAGAGACGAATGTGCCGGATGCGGCCCTGCCGGTTGCGGCGTTCAAGGCGCATCTGCGCATGGGCTCGGGGTTTGCCGAGGATACGTTGCAGGATGCGGTGCTGGGCAGCTTTTTGCGTGCGGCGATGGCGGCGATCGAGGCCCGTAGCGGCAAGGTGCTGATGGAGCGGGAGTTCAGCCGGGTGTTCACCGCGCTGCGCGATCCATCGGCGCTGAACCTGGGCATCGCGCCAGTGACGATGATTGTGGATGTGCAGCGGGTGACGCGCAGCGGGATCGAGCAGCTGGTCAATGCGGCGGCTTACTGGCTTGAGCGCGACGGGCACAGCCCGCGCCTGCGGGCGACGGGTGCGGCCTTGCCCCTGCCAGAGATGGGCGGAGAGCTGCGCGTGCGGATGCTGGCGGGATACGGTCCGGAATGGGACGATATGCCTGCGGATCTGCAACAGGCGGTTCTGATGCTGGCGGCACACTACTATGAGTACCGGCATGATACGGCGCTGGCCGAGGGCTGCATGCCGTTCGGCGTAACGTCGCTGATCGAGCGGTACCGCGTGATGCGCATGGGCCGCGGCGAGGCGACGGTATGAGCGCGCCGGAGCTGAACCGCCGACTGGTGCTGGAGGCGCCGCAGTTGTTGGCGGACGGGGCCGGGGGGTATGTCAACGGCTGGGTGCCGGTGGGTACCGTATGGGCGCAAGTGACGCCGCGCAGCGGGCGCGAAACGGCGCAGAGTGGTGCACCGGTCAGCCGGATGGCCTACCGGATCATCGTGCACGGCGCGCAGAAGGGCAGTGACCGTCGCCCCGCCGCACAGCAGCGGTTTCGCGAGGGTGAGCGGATTTTCACCATTGAGGCAGTGGCAGAGCATGACGCGCAGGGGCGCTATTTGGCCTGCTTTGCAAGCGAGGAGCAGGTGGTATGAGCTATGCGGTTTCAGGCGCGCTTCAATCGGCGGTGTTTGCTGCGCTGAGCGATGACTCGGTTTTGGCCGGGCTGGTAGGAGGTGTCTATGACGCGGTGCCTGCGGGGGCTGTGCCGGACCTCTATGTCCGCCTTGGCGCGGAGACAGTGCGCGAAGCGGGTGATGGCAGCGGGGCGGGCGCGGTGCATTTTCTGACCGTCTCGGTGATCACGACCAATCCCGGTTTCGCCAGCGCCAAGGCGGCGGCCAGTGCCGTGAGCGATGTGCTGCACGATGCGGATCTGCCGTTGGCACGGGGCAGGCTGGTGTCCCTGCGGTTCGAGCGGGGATCGGCACGGCGCATTGATGCGGCGAGTGCGCGCCAGATTGATCTGCAATTTCGTGCGCGGGTCACGGACGACTGATCTTTAACGCACTGCGGGGCACACTGAAGGAGTAGAGAATATGGCTGTTCAGGCAGGCAAGGACCTTTTGGTCAAAGTGGATATGAGCACCGATGGCAATTTCGAGACCATCGCGGGGCTGCGCGCCACGCGCATCAGTTTCAACGCGGAAGCAGTGGATGTCACAGCGCTCGACAGTGCGGGTGGTTGGCGCGAGTTGCTGGCCGGTGCCGGCGTACGCTCGGCAGCGATCAGCGGTTCGGGTGTGTTTCGGGATGCGGCCACGGACGAGCGGGCGCGGCAACTGTTGTTTGACGGGCTGACACCGAATTTCCAGGTGGTAATCCCGCAGTTTGGCGTGGTCGAAGGGCCGTTTCAGGTGACTTCGCTGGAGTATGCGGGGCAGCTGAACGGTGAGGCGACCTATGAGCTGTCGCTGGCCTCGGCGGGGCAGTTGCAGTTCGTACCTTATGTTGATGCGGTTGAGGCATGATGGAAAACCGCTGGAGGGGGGAGGTGGTGCTGGTCGTGGACGGGCAGCACCACCGCATGAAGCTGACGCTTGGGGCGTTGGCGGAACTGGAGGAGGAGCTGGCGGAGGCGTCGCTGATGGCGCTTGTGCAGCGATTTGAGGGCGGGGGGTTCAGCACCCGTGACGTACTGGCGCTTCTTTGTGCAGGGCTGCGGGGCGGCGGGGTGGACATGGATCCCGATGTGCTGGGGCGGGCAGAGATCGAAGGCGGACCGGTGCGCGCAGCGCAGGCGGCGGCAGAGCTGTTGGCGCGGGCGTTTGTGGCTGGGCCATGAGTGCATCCGGGTTTGACTGGCCCGCGCTGATGCGCGCGGGCCTGCATCGGTTGCGCCTGTCGCCCGAGGCGTTCTGGGCGCTGACCCCTGCAGAACTCCAGATGATGTTGGGCGCTGGTAGCGGCGCGGCGCCGCTGCTGAGTGACGGGCTGGCAGCCCTGATGGCGGCTTATCCCGACCGAATAAAGGATCAAGACGATGAGAGATGAAGACAGTTTTGACGATCTGGCAACGGATGCGACCGCGCTGAACCAGACGCTGGGGCAGACTGGCGTGCTGGTGTCGGGGTTCGATAGCGAGTTGCGGCGGATGAGCACTTCGCTGGCGGCCACAGGCAAGGATGTGGCCACGCTGGAGCGCGGCTTGAGCCGGGGGCTGCGCAAAGCGTTCGATGGTGTGGTTTTTGACGGGATCAAGCTGTCGGACGCCCTGACTACTGTAGCGCAGTCGCTTTCGAGCAGCGCGTATAATGCCGCGATGAGGCCGGTGACGGATCATTTTGGCGGACTGCTGACGCAGGGCATTGGTGGATTGGTGCAGGGGCTGTTGCCCTTTGCCAATGGCGCGCCATTCAGTTCTGGCCGGGTGATGCCGTTTGCGAACGGCGGGGTGGTGTCGCAGGCCACGCATTTTGGGATGCGCGGTGGCATGGGCGTAATGGGCGAGGCGGGGCCGGAAGCGATCATGCCGCTGGCGCGCGGGCCTGACGGCAAGCTGGGCGTGCGGATGGGCGGCAGTGGCGGCAGCGCGCAAAATGTAACGATCAACATC